AACAAGGAAAGAGAAGAGGAACATAAGAGTTATGACTACTAAAAAAGAAAAGCAATACATAGTAGAACAAGTGGTAGTGACAGGGTATGTCATACATGGTAATGGTAGGAAGACACCATTTTCTTTTAACAAGGACGATTTAAGACCTAATGATTTACTAGGTATCTTTGACGGAGTAAGGAGAATATTTAAATGAGTAGCGACATGAGACCCGCAAGTATGCAAGAGATGAGGATTTTTGTGGACGAGTATTTAAAAAGTAGATATCCAAAGTCGCACTTTGACAACGAAGTGTTTGATGATGAAACCATTCAAGATATGTTTACTGAAGTGAACTCAAAATATTGGGAGGCATGATGACACAACATCAGAAGAACGAAGAAAAGAAACGCAAGTTTGAAGAAGACATTATTGAGGTAGCAGTAGCCGAGTATTACCATTGGGTCGAGTTGAACAAGTCAACAAGATCAGAGAAAGACGCACGAATGTTTTACGATGCGATGAGGCTTGGTGTAGTAAGAGGCATTAACTTTGCAACAAATCAGTATATGCAATCATTAAAAAACTTTGAGGAGAAAAAGAATGAAACAATCGATACATAAAACAGGGTCATCACCAAGTTATAAAGGGTATGACAGAGAAATCTATATGTCAGAGTATGTGACCTTACCGCGTGACCAAGTCCGCATGATGAAAGTCCGCGAGGTCATTGCTTGGGGTATTGCGGTGTTCATGACCATTATTACTTTTATTAGATAGGGGAACGACATGGCAATGATTAACAATGACAAGGAAGCGTTGACCCATGCTTTGATACTAGGTATCACCGCGCCCTCTGACGAGGCATTAGAAAAAGTAATGTCGATAGCCCAAGAAATATCAGATCGATTAAGTGATGAAGAGATAGAACAATGTAAGAAAGAAGCAATCGCGTGGATCGATATGCAAGAGATGAAGAAGCGTGACGAAGAACAATCAACAATACATTAGGAGGAAAGCATGACCAAGTTTAGCGTAGTAATAGAAGTAAGTATGGCAGATGATTACAAAGAGATGGTAGGTAAGTGGGGTGTAGAACCAAGTGACCATGTGGCTACCATATTGTCCGAGACTGCACGAGAGAAAGGTCTTGTTGTCAAGTGTTCGGCACTAGAATGTGACCACACACTACTCGATCGTCTCATTAAATACAGAGATCACCTAGTCCAAGCAGACGCATACAATGATTTAGAGAATGAGATCATCAGTCGCACTTGTATTGGTGGAGTGTGCGAGGATTGAAACCCTTCATTATTATGTATCGCAAGATACGGATAAGAAAAGACTTTGAACACATTGAGAAAGCATATTGGTGGGCAAGGTATAGATTGGGTATAGATGAATACGAAGTAAAAGAGTTAATGATTATTGGAGGTAAGAGAGCATGGGAAGAACGTTAGAAGATGTAATCATAGAGCAAAGTTTTTTTGAAGATAGTGCATTAGAAGACGCAAGTGCATATGCACTTATGGTTAACAAAGGATCAGAACGATTTAAACTAAAGGAGAAACAAGATGGAACAGATAAGCGTGATTGAACATAGCAATGCAGAACTAAGAGAACATTGGGGCAACCTAGCAAGTAATTTTCTTGTAGGTAAAACTATAAGACGCGTTAGATATTTGGATGATCGTCAAAGAGAAGACATTGGTTGGGATAAGTCGGGTCTTGTTATTGAGTTTACCGACGGCCATTGGATACTTGCAATGCGTGATGATGAAGGCAACGATGCCGGTAGTATATGGACTTCAAGCCAATCTGAAATCAACGTGATACCTACGATATGACACCCGAAGGCAAAGTAAAAAAACAAGTTAAGAAGATATTAGATGATCTTGGTGCATACCATTTCTCACCTATGACCGCAGGGTTTGGGCGAAGTGGTGTGCCAGACATCATCGTGTGCTACAAAGGATGCTTCATTGGCATCGAATGCAAGGCCGGAAACAATGAACCTACGTTGTTGCAAAAACACAACATGAAACAGATCATTGCTCAGAAAGGCTTGGCAATCGTGGTAAATGAAGGTAATATAGAGGAACTATTAGCCATGCTAAAGGAGTTGGAATGACTAGAATGAAGAAAATTCTATCAAGTTATACAGGAAGTAAAGTAGTAAAAGACAATGTGAATCACCCTTCACATTACACACAAGGCGCAATCGAATGTATTGACGCTATCAAAGAGGCCACCAAAGGACTACTTGGTATTGAAGCGGTATGCACTGCTAACATTATCAAATACGTTTGGCGATGGAAATTTAAAAACGGAGTCGAGGACTTGCGTAAAGCAAGGTGGTATCTCGATCGCCTAATCGATGAAGTATCTAATCCAAAGAACTGATACCTGTTCCTAAAGAAAAGGAGGACATATGCTAGATCAAGCATTGTTATGCCTCGCCACAACCATTTACATGGAGTCGGCGCAAGAACCAAAACAAGCTCAAATTGCAGTAGGATATGTGTTGATGCGAAGAGCTGAGTTTAACCATAAGAACGTATGTCATGAAATGAAACGCCCCTATCAATTTAGTTGGTATGGTCTAACCAAGCCACCTTCGGTGATCCGACAACAATATAAGGACATAGCGTATAGAGTATTACATAGATTAGAAGTAGATTATAGTTACGGAGCAACCCATTTTCATGACACGACTATCACAAAACCAAAATCGTGGACAGGATTACAACCTGTAGTAAAATGGTCAAACCTAATATTTTATAAACAAGGTGGAAGTAAATATGCAAGAAACCCTTAAAAGCGGATTACCCAAACAACCATACGCATGGTCGACAGAAGAATTTAATATCAATGGTGAATTAGTGTGGTCATCGATTACACAATTTAGGCCTAAAGAATTATCGTGGATAAGAGACTTACCTAATAAGAAACATTATGTAACGATCACACCATTATATAAGTGTGAAGAAAAAGCTGAAAAAATTACAGGAGTTAAAAGTTATCGTGAGTCTACGCAACGTCTTACTGATGCTTATAGCGGTCTTTAATTTAGGGTGTATGACTGTTGCCACAAGTGTTGCTACTCAAGCAGGGGTGCAATATACAGGAGAGCAGTATTTAATATCACAAAACAAACCTATCATAAGGTGTAATTTAATCAATGTTGCACAAGGTAAAAAAATGTGTAGAATATACAGACAATATAGGAAAGCATGATGGATAAAAAATATGAAGGCACAGGGTATATCATAGTAGGATTTATATTAGGCGCGTTGCTTACATGGGCAATCATGCAATCTATTGATATGCGAAAGAAACACAAAACAAATCTTAAATGCATACAAGGTGAACTCTATGAGGAAGTAAGAACTAACATGTTTGTTAAGTCGCACCTAGAATGTTTTGAACAAAGGAGTTTTTAATGGCAACACAACAGATACACAAGAGTAAACGACACGCTAATCCGTTTAAAACAAAGACGGGTAAAGATAGATTAAAAGCGCTAACACTAAAAGTATTATATGAAATGCTTGATAAAGTTAAAGAGGCCGGTAAGAAGCGTGCCAAGATTGCTAAAGAGATTGCGAGACGAGAAGTTAAGTGATTCCGTTTAGTTACGCAGTAGTAGATAGTGATGGCGAAGTCATACGCCAATACAGATGGTCTGTCAAGGAAGCTAAGTGGCACAAAGATCAAGGTAAAAACGTAGTAAAATTAGATAAACCAATTGAAGTTAAAGAAGACTTATTTAAACTAGTAGGGGAGTGTTTGTTTTAATGAATAGTAAAAAAACAGATGAGCAAATCATCGAAGAAGTAAATCAATACATGGAGAAGTATCCAAACGCAACGCGTAATCAAATAGTATTACACGCAACAGGTAGTGCTATAAGAGTGAGAGGATTAGCCAAAAAAGGCCTAATTAAATTGCCTGAAGCCTTACCTAAAGGGGCAAATACTAATTGGAATGGATATTTTAAAAACACCTCAGAAACAAATTCAGCAAGGAAGGGCATGAAGTATTCAGTATGATGGGAGATGATGCCGACGTAGCCAATGATTTAATGCAATATGCAACAGACGTGGCCATTCACAATGCGTCAGCCGAAGCCCATAAGATTGTAAATAGTACTGGACAATGTATATGGTGTGGTGATAAAGTTAAAGATCAGAAACGTTGGTGCTCAATAGAGTGTAGAGATGAATACCAAAGATATAAGAAGTAAAGTTAAACAACATAGGAGAAAAGTTATGGTAACAGTAGACTATGATTTATTTAATAAAGAACAATTTAAAATTTTCCGTAAGAATGCAAGAAAAGGATATCACTTTTTTAGGCCTGATACAGTAGGCACACCTACACCACGTTCAGCACGTGAAGCATGGGGTGGCGTATATAAACCAGATCTCACAGATAAATATGAAACACGAAATGCAAGAATTATGTTTGTAGTCGTAGCACTTGTATTAATAGTATTATCCGTAATTTAAAGTCAACGGGCGAAAGCACTTTATTTATATATAAAAATTCGTGATGGTATTTTTGCTATTATATAACCGCGAGTAGCCCACCAATTAAAAGGCATACATGCAACTAGTCACACTAGACTTCGAGACCTACTACGATGTAGGTTTTTCTCTTTCAGGATTAACCACGGAAGAATATATTAGACATGAAAGATTCCAAGTTATCGGCGTTAGTATTAAGATCAATGAAGGCGAATCATATTGGTATACTGGCGACCAAGTTAAAGAAGAGATCAATAAGATTGATTGGGCAAACTCTGTCCTTCTTTGCCACAACACGCAGTTCGACGGGGCTATTCTTGCATTCCGTTTTGGTATCATTCCTGGTCGTTACTTGGATACGCTTTCTATGGCACGGGCTAAGCACGGTGTGGATGTGGGTGGAAGCCTCTCTTTTCTTGTGGAGAAATACGATTTAGGTAAGAAGGGCACAGAGGTTGTTGATGCTAAAGGTAAACGATTAGAAGACTTTAGTGCTAAAGATTTAAAACAATATGGAGAGTATTGTAAGAACGACGTAGAACTTACATACAAACTATTTGAAATCTTGGCCTACAAATTTCCAGATAGTGAACTAGACCTTATTGATTTAACACTACGTATGTACACAGACCCACTACTTGAAGTGGACGATGCCCTATTACAAACTAGGCTAGACGAAGTCCAAGCTGAGAAGTCGGCGTTACTACAAGGCTTGATGGCACGGTTAGAATGTGAGACAGAAGAGTGTGTTCGAAGTAAGTTAGCTAGTAATAAACAGTTTGCTGATATCCTACAAGAACTAGGCGTTGAAGTGCCTATGAAAGAAAGCCCCGCCACTAAGAAACAAACCTTTGCCTTAGCTAAAAACGATCAAGACTTTTTAGATTTGTGTGAGCACGAAGACTTATTTATTCAAGAACTTTGTCGCGTTCGGTTGGGTACTAAATCAACTATAGAAGAATCCCGTATTGAAAGATTCATCGGTGTTGGAGCGCGTAACAAAGGTAAACTCCCCATTCCACTTAAATATTATGGCGCACACACAGGACGTTGGGCTGGTTCTGACAAAGTTAATTTCCAAAACTTGCCATCACGTGACGCTAAAAAGAAAACATTAAAGAACGCAGTCATAGCACCGGAAGGTCATGTAGTTATTAATTGTGACTCATCTCAGATCGAGGCTAGAGTCTTAGTGTGGTTAGCTGGCCAAGATGATATTGTAGAATGGTATGCTGAAGGGCGAGATGTTTATTCAGAGTTTGCTTCTAAAGTATATAAGAGACCTATTACTAAAGTTGATAAGACTGAACGTGCCGTAGGTAAAACTTGTATCTTAGGACTAGGCTATGGTACTGGCGCTATTAAGTTACAACACACATTAAAGATGCAAGCCGGTGTGACTGTAGATGAAAAGAAGGCACAAGAGTTTGTGAATATCTATCGCGAGGTTAATGACAAAGTTATATCCTTATGGAAAGATTGTGAGAAGGCGCTAAAAGATATCGCTGTTTGGCCTGAAAAGAAAGAACCCTATTACATCGATGGAAGAAAAGCATTATTAGTTACACCTAAAGGCATTCAGTTACCTAATGGATTGTATATTCAGTATCCTGGCCTTGCACTAGATGCAAGTGAGGCTAGGTCTAAATATGTTTATAAAGCCCGCCGAGGCACTATATCTATTTGGGGTGGATCAGTAGTAGAGAATGTAGTTCAAGCGTTAGCTCGTATTATTATAGGCGAACAGATGTTAGAGATTAATAAGAAGTATAGACCCGTGCTCACTGTTCACGATGCGGTAGTCAATGTTGTTCCAGAGACAGAAGTGGAAGAAGCTCTCTCCTTCATCACGTCCACTATGTCAACTCCTCCTAGCTGGGCAACAGGGCTACCTGTAGCGTGTGAAGCAAACTATGGTGCAAGTTATGGCGATTGCTAAAGACAGAAAAGAATATTACAAAGAATGGCGTCAAAAGAATGCCGATAAAGTTAAAAAGTATTTAACTGATAAATATCCTGACCATGCTCAACACAGTGCTAACTACAGAGAAAAACATCCCGAAAGAGTTTTGTGGAGTATGGCTAAACGAAGAGCGAAAGAAAAGAAGTTAAAGTTTTCTATAGACGCAACAGAAATTAAAATCCCTACAACATGCCCAATACTAGATATACCGATTGTAAAAGTTTATACAAGGGGTAAAAAATCAGGTCCCACACCTAACTCTCCATCAATAGACAGGATAGACAATACTAAAGGATATATAAAAAGAAACGTTCAAGTCATCAGTCACCAAGCCAATACGATGAAAGCTAATGCAACTCCCGAAGAGCTTATTAAATTTGCAAAATGGATATTGAGAACTTATGAAACCGTATTATGAAATAGCTACTAAATCAACCATAGCTCAGGAAGTATTAGACTATGCGTTTAGTTCATCTCCATGGTTCCCTTATTATAATTTTAGTGCTAAACCTATACCGCCAGAGATTGTGGCTAAAGACGGTTTCTTAAGATGGCTGCACGCAAGGTATGAGTTTCTTGTAGGAGTTTTAAAACTTGACCCATATATTTGCTATGATTGGCATACAGACACAAGGCGTGGCGTAGGCATCAACATGTTACTTACACCACACGCCAGAAGTATATGTGCGTTTACTTACAACAGAGAAGACCCAGTATTTAAAATAGAAGAGCTACAATATAAACTTGCTACATATTATTTATTTAACACGCAAGTATCACATACCGTGTATAATTTTGAAACAACGCGTTATCTTATGAGCATAGAATTTGCTAAAGATAAAAACGAATTAACCTTCGAAGACTTAGTAAAAGACATAAGGAATAACTATGAAAAAGACTGCACAGAATGATGTAACAGGTGATTGGTTACAGTCAAAACCTAATAATGAAATGTTTGAAAAGAATTTTGACTTAATCTTTAGAAAGAAAAAAGAGTTACCTGAGTATGAATTAAATAAATCCACAGGCGAAGTTCAAAAGAAAGAAGACTAATGGCTAATTTTACATGGTCATACTCATCCCTCAAGCAATATCAAAATTGCCCCAAACAATATTATGAAATTAAAGTAGCACAAAACTTTGAGGTTGTTCCCTCAGAGAAAATGATTTATGGAACAGAAGTTCACAAAGCTTTAGAAGACTATGTTAAAGACGGTAAAGAGTTAGCCCTAAACTATATAAGATTTAAAGGAGCGGTTGATGAGCTTATTGCTATTCCTGGCGAGAAGTATGCGGAGTATGAGATGGCTTTGGGCAAAGACAAGTT